ATCGATTGGTTTTCGAACGTCGGAGACCTTATCGGAGCTTACAGGAACGCTGTTCCTGTGAAATTCGGTAACTCCTGTCTCATGGACTACACCGTGTTGACGAGAAATCTTCATCACGTCTCTTTCGGTCCGGGTTCAAGCCTGGCCATTGAGATGCCAAGGTTCTTGTACGAAGAAAAAGTACGTACACCCTTTGGTAGTCTGTTGCCACCAACTGAGTTTAATATACCGTTTCTAAACGGTAACCAAGTGGCTATTCTTAGTTCCTTATTGGTGCTAAGAGGCACCAATCCTTTAAGGAACTAACTGTCATGGCAATTGCCAACCCTCTCGTGATCACCCTCGGTGGATCTGGCGGAACCGCCAAATCCCTCCCGAAGATCAATCAGGATGCCTATGGTTCGGAGTATTACCTCCGCGAATCTACGCAGGAATTCCGGGTTAAAATCCGGCACACCCGCGAGTCGGCCAACGCAGCAGGAGTGATTCTCGAACGTCATAACTTCGAGATCACTCATACGCTGTTCGGCACCTCTGGCAACCCCGACACTGTGCGGCAAGCTTACGTCGTTCTTCGGAATACGAAGACTGACGTCCTTGTCGACATCACAAATGTCGGCACTGCACTGTCCTACTACATGGACGCGACTCATTACGGGGACCTCGTTGGCTGGGTTAATTAGAAACCTCGCCCTCGTGGCCATCGCACTTGTAGCCGCTGCTTCTATAGCAGGTTGTAGTGCGTTCTCCTTTCGTCTCGGTGAACTCTCCTGGAATGGAGAGACCCCCGAGTATACGGTGGGAGTTGAGAGTACCTATCTGAAGTAGTAATCAGGTAGGCGGTGGTTGCCCTTCCGTCAATCAGGAGAAATCCATCATGACTAAAAGGGAAGACCTAGACAGATTTGCAGACGCTCTTGCCGCGGTCATTCGTGACTGCGACATGAACTACCCACAAGATCACTTGGATTGGACACGCGATAGCAAGCATGTTCACCAAAACGTTCGTTCACGCGGTATAGGATTTGTAACCCTAGACCTGCCTGTGCTGGGGGACTGGCTTCTCGCCGGTCTGACAGCTGGACGTCTGGACGACGAAACTATGGTGCCTTCTGGGCGCCGTAGATCTCGTCGCGACTGTAGGCCCCGATTGTTTTGGGGGCTATGGTCACGTCTATTTGACGAACGTGGTCTCCTTCTTGACGATCCCGATCCTACTGCCCTCTTCCTACTTCTCACAGTATGTAATCTGTGGAAGAAAGTTGAGGTCGAATGTCGTCCTGGAGTAATCCAGGAAGCATACGAAGAGTATTTCGAGATCGAAAGAGACATGACTCCCTCATCGCCCTTTTGGGACGGTGAGGATTGGCCCGAGGTTACTCAGACAAGTTTGTCAAACTTGCGCTGGAACCATCTTATCGGACCAGTCGATGAAGTTCATGCCTCCCTCTTGGAGGACTACCAATTCACGATAAACGAGCTGGTAATCCCACTCGGTGTCTTCCTTCCGGAAGACGTGGTTGGTAGACATGGGCCTGGTGCGGTCTCTGACATGGGACGGAAGGACGATAAATACGCCTTTCCTACTTGGCCAGAGAAGCTAGACCGTCTTTTCCCCAAAGATCACCATGCGGTACTTAACGCATCAAGTGAACTATTGGATGAAGACGCCCCTTACTTGATGGATGAGGAGGTTTATTCCTATCTCACCCATGTACCAAAGACTCAGAAGGCCCCTCGGCTTATCGCCGAGGAACCTACCTGTCATCAATGGATACAACAAGGCGTCTCGGATATTCTCCGAGACAGGGTAAAGCGGTCTGTACTAGGGAGATCGATCGATTTCTTCGATCAAACTCCAAGTCAGGACGCCTGTCGCGCTGCCTCCGTATCTGGGGACGCGTGCACCATAGATCTTTCTTCCGCTTCGGACCGTATGAGTACTTGGCTCGTCGAAAGGGTGTTTTCGAGGAATTTATCCCTCTTAGACGCCTTCCAGGCGTGCCGTACTCGGTTCTTACGACAAGATAGATACGAGCATCTCCCTGAGTCGGTTAAACTCAAGAAGTTTGCTTCTATGGGTTCTGCACTAACGTTCCCCGTACAGTCTATAGTTTTCGCGTGTTTAACCATCGCTGTAGGTAGACACCTACATCCCGATCAAACTCTCGAGAGCATAGCTGCGCAGGTCCGGGTGTTCGGGGACGACATAGTTTGTCCCGTCACTTGGGTAGTACCCCTCACAGAATTACTAACTCTGTGTGGGCTAAAAGTCAATTCGGGTAAGTCCTTCTCCCACGGTAAGTTCCGCGAGAGTTGCGGCCTATATGCCTACAAGGGTCACGATGTGACCCCCTTCCGCATCCGAAAGACTCTTAGTCTCGTCGATGGCGCCAGCCACGTTTCATGGCTGCAAGGTGCTTACAACGCCCACATAAAGGGCCTGTGGAACACTTCGCAGTACATGGAATCGCAGGCGTCGCTCGGGCGTAAATTCCCGAGCGTACCTGTCGGTGCGCCACCAGTCGGCTTGCCTACCTACTCTCGGGTACCTTCACCCTCCACGAAATATTCGTGGAATGAAGATCTCCAAAAGTGGTTTGTAGACGGTATCGGCTTTAGAATAAAGCAGATACGTCAACGAGTCGACGACGGAGTCAACTCTCTTCTTCGGCTGTCCCGATCCGGGTATAGAACTCGGACCTGTTTAGCCGACTTCATGGACGCCCCCGCGGTTGCGAGGAACGTTCATGAACTGCTAGAAGTAGTTGATGGGCCCGCTTTTGTAAAGCGGACCCGGACCCCTCTAGAGCAAATTTACCCTCTAGGGGTGGAAGGGCGGACTTAGTCCAACCTGG